CGATCTATTCGGTTAGTGAGCATTAATTAGCACGAATGCTAAGCGATGCAAGCCCTAATTGGCAATGTTGCTAAATTATTTTCAGGAGGGGACGCAATAGATTTGCGGCGGCGTTCTCATGATGCCACGGGCCAGATCCCGCTGGTATTCGGTCTCGAATTGGCGCTCGATCTCCGCTTTCGCAGCGAGGCAGCGCGCCATGGTCGGATAGTCTATGACGGTGCTCTGCGGATGCCCGACGATAATGAGCTTGGCGTGCGCTGCGGCGGCCATGATGAGGGTCAGCATCAGTAAACCTCCCCGACGACCTTGTGGATCGCCGCGATGCGCTTCTGTTCTACCTGAAACGTCACATCGGGATTGAATTGCCGAAGCTCAATGAAGCTGGCGGATCTGCGGACCAATCTCTTGATGAGAACGGTCGAAACCCGATCGGCGTCATCTCCGTTGCCGCTCTTGAGTTGAACAATCACGTCATCATTGATTGAGATTGGGGCCCTCGGGCTGACGATCACGCGCCGTCCAGGCTCGAACCGTGGAAACATCGAATCGCCAATGATGGTGAGGGCATAGGCCTGCTTGTCGCGGGCCAAGCTCGCCGGACGCGCGACTTGATCGAGCACGTCACCCATGTCGAGTTCCGTCAGCTCTATGTCACGCTCTGGATCGAACGACTTCATGCCGATGGCCGATCCTACAAGGGGAATGGTCGGCAGAGGAGCGTCGCCATATTTCTCCTCGAACGGCCTATCCCCGAACCCCGAGACTTCAGTACGAACCATACTGCCTAAAGTTAACCAACCATGAAAGCCCGGATATCGTTCCCGTAGCTTGTCGAGGATTGGCCGGCTGATCTTGGTTTGTGCGGTCCCATTGTAATGCCGGTTGATCGTGGATGCGGCCACGCCGATTTCCTTCGCGACACGGCTCGGCACCCCGCCGCCTTCGGAGTCGACCAATTCCTTGATTAAGCGGTGATCCGCAGCGAGCTCATCCATGGCCACTATATTAGCGGGGATGCTAAACTGTGGCTCGCAGCAATGTTGCAAAGAAATTGTTTGCACGGCGTAGCAATCCTGCTAAATGGTTAAACCATGCAGGACAAGCCGGACCAAATCCGCCCTACTGACCTAGCCGGGAAGCTCAACGTCAGTGTGGCGTATGCAAGTCAGTTGCTGAGCGGGGCTCGAAAGCCTTCGCTCGAACTGGCTCTACGGTTCTTCGACCTTGCTCAGGTTAAGCTTGGTCCGCTCGTCGGGGCCACCGACGAGGAAATCGCAACTCTCAGAAAATTAGCAGCATGACCCTATTCGCCAGCCCCTGTCTGGCGATGGGCGAGTTCGGGATGCCCCCACGGACTCGCCCGCACTTCATGGCAGAAGGATAGCAGCGATGTCGGGGGAGGAACTGTTTCTCGCTGCAATCGCAATCGCTTCCGTATTCGGTGCGATCAAGATCCTTGCCGATGCTCAAACGTGGGCTCGCGAGGACGATGCGTTCGGAGACTTCCCGCATTTGCCTGAAGGTTTGGTGCTGACGGCACGGCCATCGGGGGAGGAGACAGCCGACGCCGCCAGCACACAAAGTTTCGCACGTCATTCGCACCATGACGGGAGCGTAATTATCCCATGAGCGCTTCAATAATCACGAAATACGATTGCGATGCGATCCAAGCCGCAATGGCGGTCACGCTCTTGCAGCACAAGAACGCGCACCCGGAGTTGACTTTAAAGTCAATCGGCAAGGTGATCGAGCGCGAGCCCCAATCGGTCCACGCCTACATCTGCACGGACACCGAAATGCCAGCATCATGTTGGCTGAAGGCGGTTGCCGAATGGCCTGAGCTTGCTGATCGATTGATCTTCAACTTGGATGAGGCAGAGAAGGCTTTTCGCGCTCGCCAACGCACGCTGCCGCTCACGCGCCCAGTTCCCGAGGAGAGGGCGGCATGAGTTTGGAACAGCGCAGAAATTGGGCGCGCCGGCAACTCGAAATCGCCCATGAGGAAGAGATACCGAGCTTTCTGCAATGGCTCGCAAATGGTCCGATTTGCCAGCCTTGGAGCATCTACTGCCCGGCTGGCCGTCTGACTTGGGCTGAAACAAAAGCGCGTGAAGCGGCGCAAGTGAGCGAAGCATGAGCCTCCGCAACTTCCTCTTCATGCGCCGACATAAGCGCGCCTGTAAGCGAGTAACTGACTCTGCTCGTGAATTGGCGCGCATCGGCCACGAAAAACGCCACCGCATCATTGCCGACAAAGCGCGGAAGATGCGCGAACAGCTTGGGTTGCAGCCCGATCCGAGGATCGCATGATCGAGCTACCTTGGCCTCCCGCAAAACTGTCCCCCAACGCTTCCCATGCCGGAAGCTGGTGGATCAAGCGCGCGGCTGCAAGCCAATACCGTGACGATTGCCTGATCTTTCTCCGTACCCAACGGGTTCCGAAATTGTTCGTCGATCCTCCAGTGATGCTGGAGCTGACGTTCTGCCCACCAACCAGGCGTCGGTTCGATCTCGACAACGCCTTAGCCAAGGCAAAGCAGGGCATCGACGCTCTGGCCGAACTGTTGGGCGTTGATGACCAGATATTCGAATACTGCTTGCGGCGGGGAGATCCGGTCAAGGGCGGAAAGATACTCGTCCATCTTCATCTGCTCGGGCTGGAGCTCGCGGCATGAGGCAGGGAATGGCCTCCGGTGGCGCGCTACGCCGCTTCACCAGTATCAAACCGAAGGGCCACAGGATCAACCTGTCCGACGACCATCCGGCAATCGCCTTGGGGCAGTCGATGTTCCAAGCGCGTGTCGCGCATCATTCGCAGCGACCTAGGCTCCTGATCGACGGTCACAACAGCCGCAAGATCGGTAAGCGAGTGACCAAGGGGAAGATGAAAGACTTCCCGATTTTTACCCTCACTCTCGAGGAACGGCGAACCTGTCCATCGACATGTCTGGAATGGCGGACTTGCTACGGCAACTCGATGAACTGGGCTCGCCGCATTCAGCACGGCCCGGAATTTGAGGAGAGGCTGTGGCACGAGTTGGCGGACAAGCAAACATCCCATCCCACAGGCTTTCTTGTCCGCCTTCACATTCTCGGAGACTTCTATTCGGTTCGATACGCGAACCTGTGGGCCGAAGCGCTCGAAGCTTACCCTGCGCTCCATATCTTCGGCTATTCAGCGCGGAAACCGAAAAGCGCGATCGGTCGCCGCCTGTGCGAAATGATCACTATCTGGCCGGCACGTTTCCACGTTCGGTTCAGTGGGTGGAATGGTCCGAAAAACGGCTCTGTCGTCATCGATAGTGCGGGAGAGACGGACCACGTAATTTGCCCGGCCCAGACCGGCAAAACCGACTGCTGCGCTACCTGTGCACTGTGCTGGCATAGTGACCGCACCATAGCGTTCCTGAGGCACTGATGCGCACGGCTCCCGACGACATTGCGGAACTGATGCTCGCACCGACACCGGGCTCGAGCAGGATCACTGTTTCCGCCGTCATCAGCGCCTGTGCTCGGCATTATGGTGTGGCCCCGGGATTGCTCACCGAGCCTGACGGAGGCGCAGGGCAGCGCCAGCGGTGGATAGTCCGCAAACGGCAGGTCGCAATGTACCTCTCGCGAGAGCTCACGCCGCACTCAACAATCCAGATCGGAGACATGTTCGGCGGCCGTGACCACACCACCGTCATCCACGCCTGCAAGCATGTGAAAGCGCGCATGGCCGAAGGCAACGACTTCACGAGTTTCGACGTTCGCGCCGTCCTGAAACGGCTCCGGCATTGCTCAGATGGAGGCGGCAGAGTGAACGATTGCCGCCCAAAACCAGCAACTGGCCACATGCCGTTCGAAGGTCACCGGACAATGGCCCAGGTATGGGCTCAGCAAGCTCAGAAAGAGCGCTGCAACGATCCTGCGTACCGAGCCAAATGCCGAGAGGCATATCTAGCTCGTGAAGCTCAGCAATACGGGCGTGAGCCGTGAGCAAATCAGACAACTGGATGCCGTTCTTTGTCGGAGACTATCTCTCCGCGACGACCAGGCTCACGACCGAGCAACACGGCGCTTACGTCCTGCTGCTGCTCGACTATTGGAAGAATGGCCCGCCGCCGAACGATGACGCTGTGCTGGCGCAAATCGCTCGAATGAGCGCGTCCGTATGGCGCAAGGCAAGACCTGCGCTGATCGGTTTCTTCGACGTTCAGAACGGCCAACTCATCCAGAAGCGTGTCGAGCGAGAACGGCAACGTGCAGCTGAGAACGTCGAGAAGCGCAGCAAGGCTGGCAAGGCATCAGCAGCCGCCCGCGCGGATAAGCAACAAACGTCCAACAAAAAATCAACACATGTTGAAACACATGTTGAAGCAAACGGCCAACAAAACGGCAGACCTCTACCTTCACCTTCACCTTGTTCTAACGAACAAGTTATATCCTCTAACGAGGATTTGTCGGCAGAGCCGACCGATGCCCCCGTCACCGAAGACGAGGTCCTAGAAGCCTGGCAGGACCGCATGGTCCCTCTCGGCTACGCCGCCATTCGCAAGCTGACGCCCGAACGAAGGCGAAGGCTGAAAGCCAGAATCCGCGAATATCCCGATCTCGACGATTGGCAGCGCGCGCTTTCGGCTTTGGAGCGCAGTACGTTCCTCAAGGGCGATAACGACCGCGGTTGGCGCGCCGACTTCGACTTCCTGCTTCAGCCGAAGAGCTTCACGAAATTGCTTGAGGGTTCATATGACCACTAGCCGCCTATCTGGATCATCTAACGGAACACGGCCGCCGAATGACCCAAAGGAGCGCATCCGCTTCTGGATCGAGCGCGGTAATCGAATCCTGTGGGGTGAAGAAGCAATTAGCAAGGGCGACTACCTCACGCCGCGTCGTGATCTGGAATGGGCGTGGAACAACGGCTCTTACTTCATCCAGCCGAGGTTTGCGGTTCGGCGTAGCGGTGAAAATGTCATTACGCAAAACGGGACCGTGGTCTGATGGGTCGGACCATTCGTACAGATCGCGCGCGCACAACATTCGTCGCCGTTCTTGTTGAGACGTGCAACGTGACGGAGGCGTGTCGAGCAGCCGGCATTGGCCGCCAGTCTGCCTACGATTGGCGTGGAGATGATCCTGCATTCGCCCAAGCCTGGGATGATGCGCTTGAGGCTGCCGCCGACATGCTTGAGCAAGTGGCATTCGAGCGCGCCAAGTCGGGACAGTCCGACCGGATGCTCGAGATCCTGCTGAAGGCTCACCGTCCGAAATATCGCGAGAAGCAGCAGGTGGAAGTCAGTGGACCCAACGGCGGACCGATCGAACATTGCGAAGCCGCCAAGCGCCGCGTCGAGGACATATTCGGCCCCACACCGCATGAGATCATCGTGGAGGGCAAGCGTGGCTAGTACTCCATGGCGAACCGAGGACCGCGAGTTCCTGAAAGGCGTTGCCGGAAGGCGGGACTGGATCACGGTTGCAATCGAACGCTTTCCCGATCGCTCCGAGGCGGCAATCCGCTGCATGATGCAGAAGGTCCGGATCGATCTCGGGCTATCGGGTGAACATGGTCCGGGGAATGCTTGGATCACCGATGCGCGGAACGGCAGCCGTGATCTGTTGCGAGCCCAGCTTAGCACGGGAGCATTCCCGGCGTGAACTGGTGCCAGCCGCCACAGATCGACCGGCTGCAAAGCGAAGTATCTCAGCTCATCCACGAGGGCAGCAACGATGAAGCCGACGCTATCATGCGAGAGGCCTGCCTGTGGCCGGGAATGGGGCTGTGGGTCCTGCTAAGATACGGGCTAGGCCGACAGGACGCGCACAACCAATGGGTGTTCGATCGCTGCTGCGAGGTTCAGGCCAATCCCGATGGTTATCTCGATCTATGGGCGAGAGAGCATTGGAAAAGCTCGATCATCACCAACGCCAAGACAATCCAGGACGTGCTTGCCGATCCCGACATTACCGTTGGCATTTTTAGTCACACTCGGCCCATTGCGAAAGCCTTCCTTCGCCAGATCAAGGGCGAGTTCGAGCGCAATGAACGGCTGAAACGGTGGTTTCCTGATGTGCTGTGGGCCGATCCTCAGAAGGAAAGCCCCAAGTGGTCCGAGGACGAGGGGATTGTCGTCAAGCGCAAATCCAACCCGAAAGAGGCGACGATAGAGGCGTGGGGCGTGGTCGATGGTCAGCCTACGTCAAAGCACTTCAAGAAGCTGGTGTTCGATGACGTGGTGACCAAGGAAAGCGTGACCTCTCCGGAAATGATGCTCAAGACCACCGAGTCCCTGCAGCTGGCCTACAACCTCGGGACAAGAGGAGGAGCGAAGCGGTTCATCGGAACCCGCTATCACGCCAACGACAGCTACAAGACGGTACTTGATAGTGGGACTGCGAAACCAAGGCTCTATCCCGCCACAGAGAACGGGTTGGTGGATGGAAAGCCGGTATTCCTCACCCGTGACGAACTGGACACCAAGCGGAGGGAGATGGGCCCGTACATCTACGGCGCTCAGATGCTGCTCGACCCCACCGCGGATGACAAGCAGGGCTTCAAGGAGGAGTGGCTGGAATATGCGAGCGGTCCGGATCTGTGGCGCGGTCACAACCTGGTTATCCTGGTTGACGCTGCCTCCTCGAAGAAAAAGACCAGCGACTACACCAGCATCTGGGTTCTGGGTCTCGGACCCGATCGCAAGGTCTATGTTCATGACATGGTACGAGACAGGCTCAGCCTGACCGAACGCGCCGATCGTTTGATCGCGCTTCACCGCCATTGGTTCCCGCGCGCTCCGGTCATGGCTGTGGGGTATGAACGCTACGGAATGATGGCCGATATCGAGCATATCCGGGATTTGCAGGAGCGCGAGAATTACCGTTTCAAGATTACTGAGCTTGGCGGGCAAATGCCAAAGCTCGACCGGATCAGGAGACTAGTCCCGTGGTTCGAGCAGAAGCGCATCCTATTGAGGCCAACGCTTCCCAAGACCGATTACGAAGGCCGTGAGGTTGATCTGACCAAGGCCTTCATCGAAGAGGAATACAAGGCGTTTCCAGTGGCGACCCATGACGATATGCTGGACGCGTTGTCGAGGTTTCTCGACGAGGACTTGCCGATCCGGTTCCCGCTAACCCTTGCCGACATGGACGAGGACGAGGAGCCGGTGCAGGGCCGATCAGCGATCACGGGGTATTGATGGTCGACACGAAGGAATATACCGGCTTGGGCCTGAACGCGCTTGCTCAATATCAGCAGGCCCCCATGAACAATGGGCTCGTCAGCTATCTCAGCCAATCGACACCCATCTCGGCCAGCTGGATTGACGTTAACGACCTGATGAATGCCGCGCAGGGTCAGATATTGCGTACCAGCAACCTGTTCGCTGATCTCATTCCCACTCCAGAGGAAACCGCAGCGCGGCAGTCTGCCTACCTTGAGGCAATGGCGCGGCAGCAGCAGAATGAGATTGCCGACATCAAGGCCGGGAAGCGAATGCGGGCCGAAGCTAATGCCGCCAAGGGCGAACGCATTATGCGCCGCCTCGCGTTCTGGATCGGCTTCGGATCGCTTCCCGCGTTCAGCCTCATTGCCCGCCTGTTCCTTGAACGCCTTGCGGCCAAGCTCGATGTCGTGTCCGACAACATAGAGCGCTGTCTCGCCTAACATTATTTCCGGGGCCTTCCCCCCGAACCGCTATTTTCGTCTCCGAGCGGAAACAGGAGACGAAGCATGGCGAAGAAACCGGCCAAGAAAGCCGCCAGCAAACCGAGCGAAGTAGCCGCCAAGAAAGACCCTGCGTTCATCGCCAAGTTCGGTGATCCCGACGCCGATCCGGCAGAGATCGCATTGCGCCGCGCTAACTTTGGCTGAGCCTGCCAAAGCTTACGACCCGGAGGCTTCGGCCGCCGCAGTCTCTGCGAGCATGTCGCTCGTTCCCTCGCCGCGCGACAAGCTGCTGACGCTTGCCCAATCTACCGCGAACCTTGCTGAAGCGATGGGAGCCGGTGACCTCGCGGCGTTGGGGATCAAGGTCGTCGAAGGATATGAGAAGGATAAGGCGTCTCGCAGGGAATGGGCCGAGATGGCCGAGGAGATGCTTGCCCAGGCCGCGCAGGACAAGCCGACCGAGGTTAAATCAACCCCGTGGCCCAGTTCTTCAAACGTCAATGTCCCGCTGCTGACGATCGCTGCATTGCAGTTCAACGCCCGCATGTATCCCGCCGCGATCAAGGGCGACGAGGCGATCCTGTGCAAGGTCATCGGCAAGGATAACGGAGTTTCGCTGAAAGGCCCGGACGGCCACCCGATGGTGATCCTGAACGGTCAACCGGTTCCTGCAATGGTTGGGTTCCAGGCGCAGCAGCAGCAACAGGCACAGGCACAGGCCCAGGCCCAGCAGCAGGGACAGGACCCGAGCCAGCTACCCCCTCCAGATCCGCCACAGATCGCGTGGAAAATTCCTCCGGGAGCCAAGACCAAGCGAGCACAGAGGGTCAGCGAATATCTCAACACGGTCGTGTTTTACCGGATGGATTCGTGGGAAGGTGATACCGATGCTCTGCTGACCCAGCTTCCCATCGTCGGATGCGTGTTCAGAAAGTTGTGGTGGGACAATCGCAAGGGACCACAGTCGGCCATGGTCCCGGCCCTTAGATTAGTGGTCAACGAGAATGTCAAGTCGCTCGATACCGCTCCCCGCATTACCGAGGAAATCCCCGACACCTTTTATCACGAGATCTGCTGCAAGCAGCGCGAGGGAATGTACCTCGATGTCGATCTTGGAATTACGACAGAGGACGAGGACAAGCCGCGGCTGTTCCTCGAGCAGCATCGTTTCTTGGACCTCGATGATGACGGATATGATGAGCCGTACATCGTCACGGTTGACCACGAGACTAGAACAGTCCTTCGCGTCGAAAGCAATTTCGGACCAAGCGATATTGAATGGGATGATGCGGGTAAGCCCATCCGGATCACTGCCGGAAAATTCTACATCAAGTACGGCTTCTTTCCTCACCCCCAAGGCAAGTTCTACGACATCGGCCTAGGCCATTTGCTGAAGCGGGTCGGGGCGGTGATCGACACCGCCATTAATCAACTTATTGATGCTGGTAACGCTCAGGTCGCTGGCGGTGGGTTCATTGCTGCTGGACTGAGGTTGCAGGGCCGCTCTGGAAGGTCGGTGGTTCGCTTTGCCCCCGGCGAATACAAGACGGTCGAAGCGACCGGAATGGATTTGAAGAACGGCATTGTCGAGCGGACCTTGCCCAATGTCTCACCCGTCACCTTCCAGGTGCTCGACTTCATCATGGGCTTTGCCCGCGAGATTGGGGGCTTCAAGGACATCCTCACCGGACAAGCGGCACCTACGGCTCCTGTCGGGACTGTATTAGCCCAGATCGAGCAGGGCCTTCAGGTATTCAACGCCGTTGCCAAGCGGTTCTTCCGCTCGGCCAAGGACGAATACACCCTGCTTGCTCAGAAGATCGCTCGGTACGGCGGTGAGGGGGCGGCGAAGGACTATGCCAATGTTCTGGACGACGAGGCTGCGGATTTTCAGGCGGACTTCTCCGACAGTGACATGGACATTCGGCCCGTCAGTGACCCTTCCGCTGTCACGCGGATGCAGAAGATGGCCAAGGCCCAGTACCTCGAAAGCAAGATGGGTGCTGTGGCTTCTGTTGGCGGCGATGTTCGCGAGATCCTGAAACGGTCGCTGGAGGCGGCTGACGTTGAGGATATCGACAAGATCCTGCCTCCGCCAAAACCGCAGCCGCCGAATCCGATAGAGATCGCCCAGCTGAACAAGCTTCAGGCGGACACCGATAAATCCACAGCACAAGCCCAGAAGGACAATGCCGACGCCGTACTTACGGCCGTCACCGCTCAGCACAAGAAATACGATCTCGAACATCAGGCGATGGCCGATGGAATGAGGGCGCGGGACCTTGGCTGAGATCAGCGCAGAAGAGTTCGCCGCATGGCGCGAGGACCCGGTTACCGAATGGGTGAGCGCGGCTCTACGCGAGCGTGGCGACGCCCAGATGACGGCATGGATCAGGCTTTCATGGGACGGGGGCAATTGCGACCCCATGAAACTGTGCGAGCTCCGAATGACCGCTGATGCCTACCACGCATTAGCCGACTTCGTTTTCGAAGATTTTGCACCCCCAAAGGAGGAAGCGTGACCTGCCCCTATCAGCCGGTTGAATTTAATGTCGTGGTCGAGCTCGATCCGGTCGAGGAAAAGACCAAGGGCGGGATCATCCTTCCGGGCGAGAAGGTCGAGCGCGACAAACTGGGAGCGGAAGAAGGCACGCTGGTTGCCACTTCTCCTCTCGCCTTCACCTACGCCAGTCCCGCTGAATGGGGTGACACGCCCAAGCCTCAGGTCGGTCAGAGAGTAATGCTGAAACGCTATGACGGCGTTCTCAGGGAAAAGGACGGCAGGAGCTACCGCATCGTTCCTGACAAATCGATCGTCGCGGTGATCGAATGACGATCTCGCTAACCCCGCAGGCTCCCGATCCGCTCCGCACGGCAATCGAGGCGAGGGCGAAAGACATTCGGGCCAAGATCGCGGCCCGCAGGGGAAAGGGCGGATATGCCCAGAATGTTGAACACATGCAGACGGTGCTTGCCGAGCTCGAACAGCTCTTAGCGACACCGGAGGGAGAGGAATAAAATGGCGCTGCAAGGTTACACTGAGAATGACAAGCTGCTCGGCGTTGCCCTCGCTGACGGGACGCGGACGGCTTTCATCCCCGCCACGGTCACGGTCGATGGCCTTGGTGCCATTGTCACCCCTCCATCCGATGCGACGAACCAGGCGATCCTTGCCGAGTTGCAGACGATGGAGGACACGCTTTCGACGCCTGTAACGGAGCTTCCGCCGCCCTCGCTCTCGACGGCAAAACGATTGGCCCGCGCGGTCGCGTCGAGTTCGACCGCGACAACGACCAGCCTTGTTTCCGCGACCGCCTCTCAAACGACGCGGGTTCATCGCGCGGTGATCTCCTGTGCCGGTGCTTGCCTTGTCGAACTGTTGGACGGAACTACCAACGCCAAGACAATCCGTTTCCCCGGAGCTGGTGTGGCAATTCTCGACTTCGCTGCCGAGCCGTGGGTGATTACCTCGGTCAACACCGCGCTCCAGTTCAAGACCAGCGCGGCCGTCCAGGTCGATGTTGACGTTGAATATGTGAAGTCTGCATGAGCAGCGTTCTCAGCTTCGGCGGTGGGGGTCCAACTCAGCCCCTCAACCCCGCGAACACCTATGAGGCGCTGGGCTACGGCACCAACGGCTCGATCACGACGATCACCAGCGGCGGGATCGGGGCTAAGGGCTCGTATGCCAGTATCGGTACCACGGCCAATTCATGGTGCGGGTTTGAAATTGATTTCCAGTCGGTTAGCGCCAACGGCAACCGTTACTTAATGGATATTCGCACGGGCGGCGCAACCGTCATCGTGCCCAACCTCTTCCTGCAAAGCGTAACGGGTTATCGGCTCTATATCCCGATCGCGATAGCCAGCGGAACATTGATCGAGGCTCGTGTTCAGAGCACTGCCAGCGGCGGCACGGTGAAGCTGGGGATCAGCGGCCACATTGCCTCCGCATCGCTTCCTCCGGGCTTCACGACTGCCGTGGATATTCTCGGGGCCGACACGACCAACACGCGCCCCTCGACGGCGGGTGTCGCGGCAGCCTCGACCCTCACATGGGCCCAGATACTGGCGAGCACCAGCGAAGCCTACGGCGCGCTGATGATGACCTGCGCCGATAACGGCACACTGCCTGCCACGGCTCAATCGGTCGTGTTCTCTGTGGGTACTGGCGCAGCGGCGAGCGAGGTGGGGGTGGGCAGAACCAGTTCTTCCGTCTCGACAAGCTCTCCCGCAGTCTCCCGCGCCGCAAGGCTTCTCGAGGTCTCGGTGGCGTCGGGAACAAGGCTCTCCGGAGCGGTACAGGCGGCAACGCCCGGCACCGATACCTTCCTCTTTGGCCTTCACGGATTCAAGTAAATGAACTTCGGCCAGTTCTTCCGCATCATCAGGGGCGGCAATATCTCAGCTCCTCCCCCTCCCACGGGCGGCGGCGGTGGCGGTGGTGGCGCTGCGCCCCCAATCTCGCTTTCGATCACGCAGGTAAAATGCCACGAGCCGAAAGCGCTTCCGATTGTCGGCAATCTCGCCACGGTAACAAGCAGCGACCTTCCCCTGATCACCGATACGTACATTCCGAGCGTGACGGACGGCGGATTCCTGCTGTCCCAGGCACGTAATGTCGTTCAGTGGGACCCGGTCCTTGAAGATGATGCGGGGATCAAGACGTTCCACCTGAGCGATGGAGTGAACACCGTCGCGCTTCAGGTCGAGAAGCTGATGAACCTCTACCTTCCGGGAGTTGAGAAACTTGCTCCCGTGGGTACGCCGGTTGCATGGCTTTACGGCTATCACGGCTCGACCCGTCCAACCTTGGGAGGAACGGCCGCCACCTATTTCGCCCTCAAGGGCTGGCAAATGGGTGGTATCTGGTATTGGTGGCTCGCGGTCAAAGCCTCGCTGTCCGGTCTAAGTGCTCCTTCGACTGTCGCATACACGATCGCATCAAGCGGTCTCACCACGATCAGTGGAACAATCGATATCCTGGTCGATACCGGGTTCGATATGGACGGCTGGCCCGATCCGGACCCGCCTATCGCACCATCGGCTCCGACAAGCACGCGCAGTTCGACAAAAATCCTCGCCAGCGGGCAGACGATTGACGGGGAGAACATCGGCGGCCTCTCTCTGGCCTACAAGCAAAGCACCTCGTTCCTCACGAACATCAGCATCACCAATGTCACTGGTGACGGTGCGGCGCAGGTCATGCGGAACTCGGGTGGTTCGGGTGTAACCAACTTCACCGTCCAGAAGGTCAGCGTCGTCAATGGCCGATATGTTCAGGGCATCGGCTTCGGCGGTGTGCGCATTGGCAATAATCCCTGCTCGAACGTGACAATCACGGACATCAGCTGGGTATCGATCCCCGGTGGTGCATTTGCCACCAGTGCTGACGACATTTCGGGCGGTGCCTGCATCCAGGGCAAGGTCCCAACCAAGAGCTATGCCGGCAACCTGACGTTCCAGCGCATCCACGTTGACGGCCTTTACATGAATACCGTCAGTCCGACTGGCGCGACGATCTTTCCTAATGGCGATGGTGTGGCGACAGAACGTTATGACAGCTGGCTCGGACCAATCACGATCACCGATGTGTGGTTCAAAGGCGCCGATGGTTGTGTGGACTGCAAGGCCATTACCGGGACCGTGATTAACCGCGTTCGGATGGAAGGCGGTCACTATTGCGTCAAGGACTGGACCGGCAACGTCTGGGATAATTGCAAGAGCATTGACCTAGGGGCGCACCACATCATCGGCGCTGCAATTACCACCGCGCTTCCCACTTTGAGAAACGTGCGGAAGTTCGGAACCCGGATGACTGACGTTGACCTGATGAAGTTCCAGGACATCCAGGGGGCAACGATGGTCGGCAGGCTCGACATCCCCGCGGGGATGACATTGGCGCAGGGCGACAAGAACTCGCTCGGCTCATTCCTCCTGCTTCCCGATGGCACGGGCCTTTATCAGACCGGCAGCAACGGCTTCACCGCCTTCACTCCAGTGTAGGAAACTTAACGTATGGCACTCGAAAACGAGCAGGCGGCAGAGGCCGCGAATACCGAAGCACAGAAAGTCGAGGAACAGTTTGCGGCGGCGGACGCCAATGCCGACCCAAACCCGCCTTCGATCGAGGATCTCGCCAGCGAGATTGGGTGGGTGCCGCAGGACAAGTTCTCGGGCCCCTCCGAGAAATGGAAGCCCGCCGACCAGTTCATCCGTGAAGGCCGCAAGATCCAAGACTTGCAGAGCCGTGAGCTGAAATCCATCCGCGAAACCCTCCAGACGGTCCAGGCGACGAGCGCAACTCTGTTCCAGTCGAAGCTTGCCGAGCAGCACGCCGAATTGTCTCGAAAGTATGCGGCGGCAATCGAGAAGGGCGACCCCGACGAAGCGTGGAAAGCCGCGAACCAGATCCGCGACCTTCAGGCACGGGCCGCGGCTCCGATCGGCAGCACACCGACCCCGGCTCCCGAGACCGAGCAATGGGTCTCGAAGAACAAAAGGCTATGGGGCGATCCCGTAGCTCGAAACGACGCACTGGCGATCTGCAACGCCTATGCGACCGATTACCCCAATTCGTCGCCGGCCGAGCAACTGGCGTACACCGAGAGCCACATGCGGGCTCGTTATCCGCACCTGTTCGACGACAAGCCTCCTCCTCAGGTCAACGGCAATATCCAGCGTAATTCCGCCGCTCCGGCGAGGGGAAAGACGATCGCGGACCTGCCCAAGGAAGCCCGGGCGATCGCTGAAGATTATGTCGAACGCGGGCTCATTCCGAACGTCGAATTATACGCGAAGAATTATTTCGCGGAACTTGAGAAAAGGAAGCAATAATGGCTGACAATCGGGCCGACAGGGCCTCCCAAGTCGCGGCAGAGCGCCGCAGGAGAGACGATTACCACGGGCTTCCACGGTTGAAGCTCGCAATCCCTGAGGAAGTCAGGGCCAGGCTCGCGGCTGAAGGCCGCACCCCCCGCTGGGTGAACGACACCGGAAGCCGCGTGGCCGACCTCACCACCCACGATGACTATGATCCCGTCGAAGGGGTCGATCCGGTCCAAGTCGATTTCGTGGACGGCAAGCCCGTTTACGCGAAACTCTTCTCCAAGCGGAACGACTTCATCAAAGAGGACCAGGCCAAAGCGGACGAACAGCGGAAAGCCGTCGAGGCCGGAATGCACAAGGGCCGAATCCCTGGGCAGAACGGCGCTCCGGTCCAGCAGCTTCAAGGCGCGATGGACGCACCCGTTTACGTCGATCCGGCCTCGAAGATTGGCAGGGCCAACCAGGTTCTCGAATAGCCGCCCCTCCATAGGCGGCTCTGAAAAAGGGTTCGACCTATGGCAAATGCTAACACCCCGTTCGGGTTCAAGCCGGTCAAGATGCAGGGTTCCGGTGTCGTCACTGGAGGTCTGGAGACGTTCTACGTCCCGGCCACCGACGCGACCGCGCTCTTCATTGGCGATCCGGTCATCAAGGCCGGTTCCGCCGACGCCAACGGCGTTGCGACCGTCACTCGCGCCACCGCAGGCGCTTCGATCACCGGCGTTGTCCAGGGCTTCCTTCCGGATGCCACTGGCGTTGTTCCGAAGTCTCGTGCGGCCTCGACCGCCTGCTACGTCCTTTGCAGCACCGACCCGGCGATCGTTTACGAGGTCCAGGAAGATGCGGTCGGCGGCGCTCTTGCCGCCGTGGACGTGGGCCTGAATGCCGACTTCATCATCGCGGCCGGTTCGAGCGTCACCGGTCTGTCCGGAACGATGCTCGACACTTCGACCAAGGCAACGACCAACACCCTGCCGCTGAAGATCCTCGGATTTGTCCAGCGTCCGGACAACGTGATCGGAGCCAATGCCAAGGTGCTGGTGAAAATCAACGCCAACACTGAATCCGCTGGCGTGGCCGGCGTTTAAGGAAAGGGCTGACAAATGGCAGTTACCACTCGTGCAAGTCGCCCGGACCTTCTACTTCCGGGCATCCAGTCCATCTTCGGACACACCTACGACAAGCTCGAAAAGCAGTATTCGCGTATCTTCGATGTTCGCACGTCGAAGAAGGCCGCCGAGAATGTCGTGGAGGTCACCGGCCTCGGTCTCGCGACGGTCAAGGGAGAGGGCCAGTCCATCTCCTACGATGGTTTCGGGCAGGGTCCGAAAACCCCCTTCGTCCACGTCACCTACGGCCTCGGGTTCATTCTCACCCGAGAGGCGCAGGAGGACAACCTGTATCAGGACGTTGCCGAGGCGAATGCCCAGGCGCTTCCCTATTCGATGCTGGTGACGAAGGAAACGGTTCACGCCAATATCTTGAACCGCGCGTTCAACTCGTCCTATGTCGGCGGCGACGGCAAGGAGCTCGTCTCCAACGCCCACCCGACCGTCAATGGAACGCAGTCGAACCTCCTGACCGCCGCCGACCTGTCGGAAGCGGCTCTCGAGGATGCAATCACCAACATCACCTTGGCGAAGAACTCGGCAGGTCTCCCGATCATGCTGAAGGCGGTTCGGCTCATCATCAGCCCGAACGACCTGTTCAACGCCACGCGCATTTTGAAATCGGAGCTTCGCGTCGGAACTCCGAACAATGACGTGAACGCGATCAAGATGCTCGGCGTGATCCCCGAAGTCACGGTCAACAACTACCTGACCGACACCGACGCCTGGTTCATCCAGACCAACGCACCCAACGGCCTGATCTCGTATCAGCGCCGCGCGCTGGCGATGGAGGACGACAGCGACTTCGACACCGAGAACATGAAATTCAAATCGACCGAGCGTTACAGCGCTGGTTGGGGCGATTTCCGGAGCATCTACGGGAACACCGGCGTTTGAGTTAGTTCACTAATAGAACTCCCTAATCCCTGGGGAGGGATAGCCCGCTTCTTTCTCTCGTGAGGAGCGGGCTATTTCGTGCCTGACATTATTTCGCACCGTGAGAGTGCTCCGCTGTAACCTTCGCGTGAGCCATGCCGACCGAGGGCCGGTACTTCATCTTTGGAGACGCCCCCGATGGCCTACGATCCGTTCGCGACACCGACTACGGTCCCTGCCACAGTTCCAACGCCGCTTCCTCCGGTCCCTGCTCCTGTCGCGCCCAACAACGCCTTGGGTCAGCTCAACGGCATGGGTCCGGGGATCGGGCACCCTGGGCAGGGAATGGACTGGCGCACGCTCCTCCAGGGCTTGCAGCAGAACTTCCAGAACTTCCGCAGTCAATTGCAGGACTGGCGGCAGGGCGGGATGCAGGGACCCCGACCGACGATGTTCCCTCAGTTCACCCGGTTTCCCGGCTTCGGGGGAGGTGTTAGTGGCCACTTTGGCCAGTTCCCGCTAAATCCGCAGGACCCGAACGCCCCCCCCGCGGCAACGCCCGGAGGTGGCACGACCGGAGCCCCGCTACAGCCACCGGGGATGCAGCAGTTCCCCTTATACCGGCACATAGCCGATTGGCGCGTCCCGATGATGGGCACGATGCCCACCAATGGCTAACTCTCCGTGGGGATCGTGTCCGCGTTGTGGTTTTCAACGTAGGCTCAACACGTTCAAGCGTGAATACACGGGCCTTCGCGTCTGCCAGCTCTGCTGGGACCCCAAGCCGCCTGAACTGAAGCCGCCACGGATCAGACCAGAGGGCGTGCCTCTACCCAACGCCCAGCCCGAGACCGAGCCGGTTTTTGCCAAGTTCACTGACGGGTCACATTTGTAGTGCCCAGCAGCGGCGTAACCTCATGGCCACTGACTGCCGAAGAGATCGTGACACAGGCCTGTTACGAGCTCGGCTCCCATGCGGCCGGCGAAACCCCATCCGGTCAGGAAATGGACGATGGGATTCTTCGCCTCAACGGGATGATGAAGTCGTGGCAGGGCGAAGGAAGCTTATATCGAGAGACAACGGCCACGGTGACCGTTCCGGGCGGCACCGGGAGCGTTTCCGCTCCTGCCGGGGCAGAGGACATATCGAGCGTCCGCCACATCGTCTCTGCAAGCTACAACCGCCTCCTGGGGGAATGGAACCGCGCCCAATATTACATGATCCCCAACCGCGCCCAGACCACCAACGGCGGCCCTTCGGTTTATTATCTCGAAAAGGGCGTCTCGGGTCTTACCATCCACGTGTGGCCGGTTCCCAGTGCTGATATTGACCTTGAGATCGATTACAACCGCATTGCCGACACCGTAACCGATCCTTCCGAGACATTGGACCTCCCCGAGGAGTGGCAGGAAGCGGTAATCATGGGCCTCGCCTCGCGCATGGCCTCGATGTTCGGAGTGACGAGGACAGATCCGGCGACCGTCCAGCGGATCGATCAGAAAGCCGCCATTCTATACCAGCGGCTATTGGATAGGGACCGGCCCGACAGCTATTATTTCGAGCCGGATTGCTAAATGGATCTGGTGATCCCGAAAGGGGTGTATCACCGAGCGAACGGCAACCTTCCCCCGTTCGAACTTGTGAACATGCTCCCCGAGGAGACGCCTTCGGCAAGAGGCGGGGTCAGTCTCTTGTCGTTTCCCGGCCTCGCGACTTCAACCACGATCGGGGCCAACCCCATCCTCGGGATATTCAGACAGGACGACCTCTTCACCGGCTCTACCTTCGTCTGCAATTCGTCGGGGACCGTCTACAAGGACGGAGTATCGATCGGAACTGTCGACGGGTCGGGACCTGTCTGGTGGGCCGCTTCAAATCTCGAATTGTGTGTCGGAAGAGGAGCCCACGCTTATTCCTACAACGGCACCACTTTTTCAGCGATCACCTTCCCCGATGGAGCTAACGTCCTTTGGGGCACATATATCGCGGGTCTGTTCATCTTCGCCCGATCGGGAAGTCGGAAATTCTATTGGTCGGCGGTTGACGATGCCCGGACCATCGATGCCTTGGATTTTGCCTCCGCGGAAAGCGATGCGAGTTTCCTCGTCCAGGTTCTGGCGATAGGTGATGTTCTCTACAACGGCTGCGGGGACAAGGTAGAGGCCTGGTATCCCACTGGGGACGGGACGTTGCCTTTCCTCCGCATCAGCCAGCGAACCGCGAAAAAGGGGATCATTGCTCCCGGCTGCATGGTCGAACTCGATAACGCACTCCATTTCCTCTCGACCGATCATGTCACCTACCGCATGGCCGATGTTCCCGAACGGATCTCGAACCACGGGATCGAGGAACAGGTAGCCAACAGCACCACATTCGCCCTGTTTGCTTATTATTGGCAGGGCCACGCGGTCTTGATGGAGCGGCTGGATACCGCGTCCTATGGATATGATGTTCTCACCGGCCAGTGGCACGAACGCAGGACTGATGGAGTAACCAATTGGGCCGCGTCCTCTGCCTTTCAACAAGCAGATGGGACTCCGTTATTCGGGGCTTCGACCGGCCCTGAACTGCTTGAGTATTCGGGCTGGGCCGAGGGTGCCAGCGTTCTCTCGCGCGAGTTTTCCGCCGCGATCCCACTCACTTCCTCCCAGATCGTGGATAGCATCGAACTGGAGTGCAATTCCGGGGCCACCACCGACTTAACCATCACCAATCCCGTCATCGAAATGCGCTATTCGCGGGATGGCGGAAATACCTGGTCGGACTGGAACGACGCCGCCTTGGGAAGCGCCCCTGTCGGAGGGACGGGGCATTACCGGGTCAGGGCCAAGTGGAGACGACTGGGCTCCTTTGGACCTCCCGGAGCCCTGTTTCATTTCCGGGTGACCGACGCGGTTCCGTTCCGTGTCTCATCCGCATTTGGCGAGGAAAGCTCGGCCGGAAGGGCTAGGGCGTGAGCGTCAATATCCCTCCTCTGCCCCCGTTCCAGCCCCAGTGGGCTGATTTCCAGGTTTGGTGGGAACTAGCCCGGACGGCGATCGAGAACGAGTTCGGGGCCCTGGAGACCGCCGACGATGCTTTAGCCGCGGCCCTAGCGGCTCAAGCTGCCGCGGCTGCTGCTGCCCACACTGCGGATTGGTCCGGGGTCACCGACGATGACGGCCACAAGCCAGACAATGATGCGACACTGGGGGCGAACTGGACAACGAATTTAACGTCTCGCCCAACCGAACTGACCGATGGCCGTGTAGCCGCTGGATTGACCTCTGCCGGTGACTTGAACCGCGATATCACCACCACGAGGGCGAACAGCTCCAACCTGCTCCGCAAAACCAGCGGCGGACTTTATACGGGCGATCTTAACGCCACGCTCGGCGCGGATCTCGCCACAAACGTCACCAACGTAGTCCCGAAGAACCTCCCCGCGATCACGGGATCAGGAGGGCGATATAAATTCACCGGGGCGATCAGCTACAGTGTTGACGGGACAGGAGCGGCGGCGACGATCTCCGTCGGGGCGGGGTCGCTTCTCATCGGCAACACGACCGTCTCCTACAATGCGATGAGTGCCAATGTCTCGGGCTCGGGGACGATCACTTATTATCTCTACGTCAACACCAACATGTTCACCAACGGGGCTCACACGCTCCACACCACCACCAGCGGGAACACGGTCTATTCCGATGACGACAACGTTTACATCGGGACTTGCACGGTCGTTTATTCGGCCGGGGGAACGGGCGGAGGACTCGGGGGTGGTGGATTTGGCCCTGCCTGCCCATGGGCCGAAGCATTCGTTCATACCGCAAGGGGATGGGTCAAGGCGTTCGATGTCGTTGAGGGCGATCTGGTCCGCACTCTCGAAGGATGGGAGACGGTCCAAAGGAACACTCCATCTCAAGGCAATTGTTATACCATCCACTCACGGTCGGGATTTGAACTGACGGTCAGCGACACGACGCCGATCACCTTGAGGGACGGTTCCAGCATTCTGGCTGACGAGATCAACGGCCACGAACTTCCTGTCGACAGAAACGGGGTGGTGTGGGAGCCCTGCTTCATCACGGACGCGGGTTGGCTTCCGGTCGCTCATATCAGCTGCCACGGAAAGACCTTCTCGGCCGGTAACGAGCCCGAGCGGGGCATCCTCACCCACAACACGGACAAGCCATGAGCTACACCCTGAACCCCGATGGGACCGTGACCCTCGATAGCGGGGAGAAGGTCACTGTTTCGGTTACCCAGAGCCTGCTTCCCAACGGAAGGGTGGAATATTCGGCCACCGCGAAAAGTGGGAAGGTTAAAACGGCCTACAACCATTCCGCCGACGATGCGGACCCGCAATATGCGAAGGAAGCGCTGCTGATCGTTCTTGGCGAGGAAGTTAAAGACCCCAAGATCCTGCTTTCCAATGAAGCAAGAAGGTCACTGAGCATCCGGCACAGGCTTAATGTCTCGAAAGCCCCTCCACTCGATCACAAGAGCCTCCTGTGAGGACGCTGGACCCTTCATTGTTCAACAGGGTGTGCAACCACCCCGAGGTCCGTCCGTGGCTTGGCGGGGAGGGTGAAATCGACGTTACGGAGGTCGTTTCGAACCCGCAGAATTATGCTTTGTGGTTCGGTGAGGGAGGGTTTATCCTCCACGCGGGTCCAGCGGCTTCATACGAGGTCCATTCCCAGTTCACGCCCGAGGGGCGGCGATCCTCCTTTCGGTCGATGCGTGCTGGAATGGACTATATGTTTACCCGGACCAATGCTTTGCAACTGACAACCTTCCTGCCCGACAATAATGCGGCGGCGAAGGGGCTTGGCCTCAAAGGCGGGTTCAAGCCGTGGTTCGCGAAAGAGCTTCCGGGACTTGGAACCGGTATTCAGGCCCGCATCGGCATTGACGACTGGATCACGAACAATCCGGATCTCGAAGCTGATGGAGAGGCGTTCCACGACGCTCTTCCGAATGGCCCGTCCCATCCTCACGACCCGATCCACGAACGCTATGTGGGTGCGGCTTATCGCATGTTCTCACGCGGTCAGGCGAGGAAGGCCGAGGCACTGTATAATCGCTGGGCGAATAACGCCGGTTACGCCCCAATCACGCTGATTTCCGAAGCGCCGCCCGTAGTCGATGCGGTGGACGCAATTGTTGGTCTCGAGGACGGGAGGGTGACTTGCCTATTGGCGCGACCATAGGGGCCGCTGTCGTCGGTGCTGGAGCTAGTATCTACAGCTCCTCGAAGGCGTCAAGCGCCCAGCAGCAGGCTGCCGGCCAAGCGACCGGAACCGAGCTCGCCGTGGCGGATGAGAACAATCAGCTCGCCCGCGACATGTATAACGCCAACGCCTCAAGGCTGGACCCGTACAGTGCCTTGGGCCTTCCTGCCGGTGCCGAGTATAACGGCCTCTTGGGGATCGCGGTCCCGGCTGGGATTTCAGCCACCAAGGCACCGGCCCCATTGCCTCCTTTATCTGGCGGGAGCGGGTCGGGTTCAACTGCTGGCGCTCCGTCACTGGCCCAGGTCATGGCCATGCAGAACGATGGCATTCCGGGAAATTACGCTTCCGCACTGTCGCAATATTACGCCGCCAATCCGCCAACGGCGGCCCAAGTCGCAGCGATGAAGAATGACGGCATTCCCGGCAACTACGCGGCGGCCCAGTCTGCTCTAGCGGCACACCCTGCCGCTACCGCAACGACTCCACCAGCATCCTCTAGCGCGCTCGCCTCCACGGTCCAGCAGCAGGCACAGCAGGCGATTGCGGCGGGGGCCGATCCTGCCGCGGTAGCCGCAAGGGCCGCTTCGATGGGAGTGCACATTTAATGGCGATCGGCACCAACAACATGTTCTCCGATCTCGTTCCGTCGAGCGGGCCTGCCGTCAGGACGCAGGAGGACTACCGCATCCAGCCGGGGACCGCGCAGAACCTCTTCGGACGGACCTCGGCCGTCACCGGGACCGGATCGCAGCCGAGCTACGCAGTCCACGGCGGGAACCCAAATCCGACGCCGCACCCCGGAACAACGGGCTCAACTCCTGGGACAACGCCGGGAACCACGACTCCGGGGACGACTACCGGAACGACGACGCCCGGAAGCCCGAGCGCCTTGAGCGCGTTCGATCAGTTCTACAATTCGCCGGCCTATCAGGTTCCGCTCACCGAGGGACTGAAAGCGGTAAACACCAAGTACGCCGCAATGGGCGCGCTTGAGAGCGGCGCGGCGATGAAGGCGATCAACGATTACGCAGCCGGCCACGCCGCTTCGGCCTTGAGCACCTACATGGACGATCTTTATCGCCAAGAAGCTCTGGGAGAAGCGGCAAGCTCATCTCTTGCGGGCGTCGGCCAGAATCTCGTCTCTCAGGTCAGCGCCAACAATAACGCGGCGGGGTCGGCCGTGGCCAATGGTCAGCTCATCAACGGGCAGGCGAGCGCCAACAACTGGAACAACATTGGCTCGGCAATCGGGACTGGGGCTGGTGCTATAGCGGGGGCCTTGGGTTCGAGCTATCACCCGAGCAACGCTTTGATGAGCGTATCGCCCGACATCATGAACCCGCAGCCTCTCGCGTACATGCCGGGGGGCTTTTACTAAATGCCGTTGGACTGGAGTATTCTGAACACCAACCAGCCCGTGGATATCGCGGGCAATTTCGCGCGCGGCTACCAAATGGCCTCGGCAATCGTGGACAAGTACCACGAGCGGAACGCGCTTGCGGCACTGGCACAAAGACCAAATGACCCTGTAGCCCTTTCCCAACTCTACCAAGTCAATCCATCGCTAGGGGCGCATTTCGAGGAGCGCGGTGCTCAACTTACTGCGCTACAGCGTCAACAGGCGCTCGCGCGGCAGTACGCGGGCGGCGACACGCATGGCGCGGAAGTGGCGGCGATAAGCGCGGGCGATCTCGATCTTGCCAAAGCATTTCAGGGATTGGACAAGGATCAGCAATCGCGCGCCGCCGACTTCTGGGAGAAGGCTGGACCCGTTGCGTTCAAGCTCAAGCAGATCACCGATCCGGTTCAGCGTCAGGCATTTTGGCAGCAGGCCAAGCCGATCCTCCAGAGCGAAGGCGTCGATCAGACGCAGCTCGACAGGTTCGACCCGACCAATGAACAGCAATTGGATGCTGCGATCACCACGGCCCAGAAGGTCAGTGATCTCATCAGCCAAGGCAAGATCGAATGGCATCAGCAGGGCGAGAACCCCTCGTTCGCCACGGATTCAATGGGCCACCCCATCGGCTCTGCCAATCCCGCCACGGTCGCTGTTGGTGGCGGGAACCTGCCCACCGTGACCGATCAGAAGAGCTATGATGCAGTTCCCCCCGGTGGCCATTACCTCGACCCGAATGGCCACATGCGGGTGAAAGGAGGTCAGTCGGCGGCCCCGGCTGGCGGCTTTTCCATGACCAATAACCCCGGCGCGCTTCGGGTTCCCGGTTCGATGAAGTTCCAGTCCTTTTCCTCTCCGCAGGAAGGAATTGCAGCGCAGCAAGCTCTTCTAGGGCGCTACATGGGGCGGGGATTGAACAACGTGTCGGCCATTGTCGAAACCTACGCTCCGCGTCAGAGCCGCGGCGGCGATAATTCCGATGCGTCAGTCAACAATTACATCGCCTATGTATCGCGTCGGCTCGGGGTCGATCCTAACTCCCCTATTCCGCCAGCGCTCCTTCCGCAGCTCTCGCAGGCAATGCGGGAGTTTGAAACCGGACGAAGGGCTGACTAATGGCAACGAACCCTTGGGATAGTGATCCGATCGTTCAACCAGCCGCTGATCCCGGTTTTACTGGTGTAATTCCGGGCGCTCCACCAAAGCCGCCCGCGCCGAAAGATCAGTATCAGCCGCTGGGGAAGAACGATCCTCGCTATCGCCCCGACTTTCCCAATGCGCAGGTCGATTTAACTACGAACCAGGTCGATTACGGGCCGCAGGTCAAGGCGCAGGACAGCGACGAAGCGAAGAAACAAGCGGCGCTGACCGCCGCGCAAAATACTATCCAGAGCATCGAACGCGCTCGGGGCTTGGTGAGCAACTGGAGCACCGGCTTAGGTGGCGCTGTCGGCAAGCTCTACCCCGGTTCGGACCAAGCGAAGCAGCTAGAGACTGTTGTTAACCAGGAGCTGCGCGGCAACATCTTCCAGAACTGGGTAGCCCAATTAAAGGCGGAAAGCACGACCGGCACCAGCGGTATCGGCCGCATCATGCAGTCGGAGATCCCGCTTGTTACCGGAGCATTGGGCGCGCTCGATCCGGTGGCGATGGGCCGTGACCAGACGTTGCAAAGCTTCGATCAAATCGAAAACCGCGTTCTCAGGACTGCCGCGCGGTTGAATGGTGAAAATCCAGACGATCCGGCCGTATTGCAGAAATACCAAAAGCAGTTTGGGGCTGCCGCAGGGAAAACGAACGACAACACGCCGCCTCCAGGTCCCGGCACCGGTCCCGGCACTAATGGCGGTGGCGGAGGTTCGGGCGGTGGCAATACGCCTCCCGGACTTTCCAACCTCACCGACGATCAGAAGAGCGCGTTTTCCGCCTTTACCGCTGCAAACCCCAAGCCGACCGGCGATCAGGTCCGCACCTTCCTGACAAAATTGCTCAACGTTCAGGACGTGCCGAATGCCGATGCTATCGCCCAAGCCATTTCCCAAGGGCGCGGCTTCAATTCGACGGTTGAAAACCTCACCGAAGAGCAGAAGGTCAAGCAGCGCATTGCCGACGAGAACAAGCTTGGGCTAGGTGAAAATGCCGCTCAGACATTGCTCAACCAAGGCGCTACGCTCAACCTCTCGGATGAGGCGGCGGGAGTTGGAAACGCTCTTGCCAATGCGGTCACGGCCCCCTTCTCGGATAAGATCAATTTCGACCCCGTGGGTTCTTACGACCTGGGCCGCGATGTCGAACGCCAGCGAATTGAAGATGCGCGCAGGCAATTGGGCTGGACGGCTCCCGCGCTGGAATTTGCCGGTGGAATAGCCGCAGCAGCCCCGACAAGCGCTTTGGCAGCAGTGCAGGGTATTCCGGCGCTGGTGAAGCAAGGCGCTGCTGGCGGGGCATTTGGCGGGGCCCTAGCAGGTTTTGGACAGGGACAGGGAACATCGCAAAGCCTGACTGGACTTGGTGTCGGGGCAACAGGAGGCGCGGCCGTTGGGGCATTGGCTCCTTATGCCGCTGGCAAGCTTGCCGCTCGTTCAGTGCCCCAGGGCATGGCTCCTGACGTGGCGCAGGCCGCGCAGGCCGAAGGCGTGGACCTGATCCGCCCGATGGTGGACCCAGCTTCGCGTGGCAAGTTCGGGGCTCTGGAGAGTGCGCCGGGAAGTCAGAACGTCATCCGCGAAGGCATAGACAAGACCAAGGGCCAGATCGAAGGCCGCGTTGCCGATCTTGGGCAGGGCGGGACGGCGCTTGAGACCGATGCAGCGGGAGAACGTGTCCAGAATGCCGCTCGCCGCTTCATTCGGCGCAGCAGGGGCGTTGCGGACCGTCTTTACAGCCGGGCCCGCTCGATTGCCGGCGATGCGCGTTTCGAGCCCACGAACGCAATCCAGTCGGTTGACGATCAGATTGCGTCTCTTTCGGCCAATCCGCAGACGAATGCGGGGGAAATCAATTTCCTCCAGGGCCTCCGCAACGACCTTTCAGCTCCCGGTGGCAAGACCGTCGAGGAATTGCGCCAGCTTCGCCAGTCTCTGCGCGGTCGCATCAACGAACAGAACCTGACCGCGACACAGGCCGAGGCCCGAGCGAGCGGGGTGCTGGACGCGGCACAGCAGGACGTTGCCGCGAACCTTCCTAAAGGAGCGTCCGATGCGTACCGGCGAGCTGATGCGTTTTATCGCGAGCGAATGGTTCACATCGACGACATTCTTGGCCGATTCCTCGGGCCGAGCGTCCAGCAAGGACAAGCGAGCGTCTCCGGGGAGCAAGCCTTCCAAAAGCTGAAGAACATGATGTCGCCGGGGGGCGATGCGCGACGGCTCGCTGGATTGATGCGCGATCTCGAGCCAGGAGAGCGGCAGGACATCGCCGCAACCATCGCTTCCACCTTGGGTCGAAGGGCTCCAGATCAGCCATTCAGCGCGGACCTGTTCCTTTCGCAGTCGAGCAAGCTTAGTCCGCAGGCTCAGCGCACGGTATTCGGACCTGACGGCGCTCAGAGCATCGATAACCTTCGCCTGCTCTCTCAGAAGCTCAAGGAGGCCGGTGGAGACATCAACCGATCAAAGACCGCGAACAGCGTCCTTCGGCAAATGGCGAGCCGGTTCGTGGCAAGTTTGACGGGTCTAGGCGGCGCTGTTGGCCTTGCGGAAGGCGGAATGACTGGGGGCGGCAGCGGAGTGCTCACTGGCCTAGCCGTTGGTGGAGCGATCAAGGGTGCCCAAGTCGCCCGCAACGTCCTCTCGGCCCGCGCGATGGTCAATCCCCGCGTCTCGCAATGGCTCGCCCAGGCGGCCGATGTTTCAACGCCTTCGCAGGCACAAAACGCGGTGAAGGGCCTTAGCCTCGTCATCTCGAGAGAACCGGCGCTTGCCCGCGAACTCACCCCTATCAGAGATTTCCTAGATCAGCGGGTTACTCAGCTATTAGCCGCCCAGCCCAACGATAACCAGGATCAGCAAAGCCGATAGTCGGAACCTCCACGGCGGGGGTGTCAGCCACATGCCGAATATGACTGCGGTTAAGGTCTCCCCCCAAGTCATCTGACATTATTTTGCATGTGCCGAAGGGTATAAACTAATCTCTTGCCGCTGCCAGCCCCGCAGGGGGCCGCAACCCGCGCGGGAGGGCTCCGCGCTGCCGGAAAGCCCTCATGGCAGCGGTACAGTTTTTCCTTCCGTATGACATTGCCATTCGCCCAACCAATACCGGCGTTCCCGGCGCGAAGCTCAACGTCTATGCGCCAAGCACGACGACGCGGCGTCCGGCTTACTCAACTTCATCGTTAACGACGCAGCTTTCAAACCCGGTGATTGCCGATGGCGCGGGCAGGTTTCCCGCGATCTTCCTCGACAATGGCCTGACCTACAAGATCGTCATTACCGATCGCTTCGGGGCCACGCTTTATACTCGGGATCCGTATATCCCCGGCACGGCTCCGGACTCGGCTGAACTGGCCCCGTATCAGGCGGCTGCGGAGGCTGCCGCTGATGCGTCTGCCGCGAGTGCAACCGCCGCAGCCGGGAGCGCCACGGCGGCGGCGACAAGTGCAACGAACGCCTCCAACAGTGCCACGGCGGCGACCGGGGCCGCT